CCCAAAGACAAAGATTGGCACACTGTGGCGTGTGTCAAACGGCGTCGCAAACCTGTTGCGAAAGCGAGTGTGCCTCTGACTGCGCCCTTTGCGGCTCTTGAGGAAAAGCGTCCTGCTGCACCTGAACAGAAGGAGTATCAACCTGAAGCTCGGGTTTTGGATAAGCTGGATCGAGTTGTTCCTCTCAAGAATCTCGCTGCCGTTGTTGCTTTTGATCACGATGGGCGGTCCGCTATGATTGGGCAGGCACACATTGCCGGTGGCAAGTTGTATGCTAGTGAGCATGTCATTAGCAAGGCCAAAGGTGGGAAGGTTCAGGTCGTCTACACTGGGCCAGCTGGCCGTCAAGTTGCGACATTGCCCACTCTGGATGCCAAGAGCAAACGTGGTGAGGATCTCTGGAAACTTGATTCGACCCTTGATTTTGCTCGAGTTGTGCCCACCACTCCGGATGCCATGGGAAATTATCAGCCTTTCAGTTTTGGTTCTTTCCCTGTCAACAAAACCTTTGACCCCAAGGCTGAATTTGCTGTTTACTGTGCTTGGATTGAAGATCCGAACAGTGAAATTGTGTTCAAGTTTTCGCCATGTCAGTATGTCGGGACTCGTGCAGATGGAATGATCTGTTTTAAGTCTAACACTACGGAGGGGTGGTCAGGTGCTGCTGTTGTTGACACTCGGGCGAATCGACTCGTTGGTATGCATTGCGGTCACTCGGATTTCAATGGTGAAAGAGTGAACGTTGTGCTGCCTGTGGCTCGCTATTTAAACTAGAGGAGCTTGGTGTTCGGGGCGTGCCTGATATGGCAAGTTTTACTCGCTATTATTCCCCGTACACCAAGCAAGGTCGAGTTTGGTTTCAGGCACCAGATTCGAAGCGTATGCAGCGCCAGTATTCTCAAGTTGATGTGAGCACGCAGTTGTTGTCGAATGTTGGTTGGACATCGCGACCGTTTTTGCCGAAGACGGATCGTCATTTGTTCACCGATAAACTTGTTGACGAGTGGATATCCAAGGAAGGCCTTGATGTGTCCAAGTTTAATGAGTATCGTCGCACTGATCCCGATTTTCCTGCACTTTGGAAGGATTTCGTTAAGTACGACAAGCCCGAGCCAGCGTATGATGACGCTGCTTTTGAAAAAGCTTTTGGCTTCCTTGTGCAGCACTTTTATTCTCATTGTGCTGAGAGCCCTGTGTTGGGCCACGAGGTTATTGATACCTGGGAGGGCCGAAGCTCCCCCGGGTTTCCATGGAATCTGGAGTTCAAGGATTCTACGAGTTTTCTGAAGAAGTATGAAACGATGTTGCCAAAGTGGTTTGACTCGTTTCTTGATGGTGGTTCATTGCACACTTTGTGGCAAGTTTCGCCGAAGAGTGAAATACGGTCTTGGGATAAGATCAAGCAACGGAAAATTCGTTCTTTCACCGCTTCACCAAAACACTTTTCTTATGTTTGTCAACGTTTGTGTCTTGGTTTCAATCAGAAATTCTATAATTCGGCTGGTAAGACTTGGAGCCGAGTTGGTTTTACTCCCTTCCATGGTGGGTGGCATGACCTGATCTTATGTTTGAGTC